AAGGTTGGGATATAAAAACGCATGTGCGTGTAGAAGATAATAAATTAGGTGTTCGCATTTGGAGAATTTTGTGATAAGTGTAGGGTGACAGGTTACACTTGTCACTCTCTTTCTCTTATGTGACCATCTTCGGGTGGTCACCTTTTTTAACCAAACAAAGAGTCAATAGTGTAGTCAGAATCGTATTCTGCTTCCCGTAAATTTATAGTTTCTTGGTTTCGTGAAGATATATTTATACCTTTGTTCTGTGCAATATTTCTAGATGTTGCTATGTGCCTTTTTAAAGATCGTTTTATAGAATCGGGTGATATAGCAGATGAAGGATTTTTAGCATTGTACTCTTGTATGTCAGCTAAAGCCTCTTGATAACTATCTAAATCTACATTTCGTATAGCAAAGTAAAGTTTTTTTAGTAAGTTAGTCGCTTTTTTATTTAAGGTAGTATCTATGCCTTTTGCTATATTGTTTTTTTCCATCTGCAAAGTGTATTCTACTGGTGGAATACCGATTGAAACTCCTGCTAGATCTCCAGTTGAGGGGTCTCCATATATAACATCGCCTCTTCGCGTGAGATATCCTTCTCGTGCAGTCCTACCAAAAGTCCCTTTCCAAGCATTTGCAAAAGCGGGAGGTAATATATTTTCAATATCTCTCTCTATATTTCCTTCATCAAACATAAGGCTATATAGACCTCGGTTTACAAGTCTGTCGTAAGTGCTAAAAGCAGGGCCTCCAAGATAGAAGAAAGCATTCTCTTCGAAAGAAGCATCTTTGTTATATCTATTTTCTTGTATTAATAAACCTGTTAATCGTATACGTGATGCTACGTCCGCTCCTGTTATAAGGTTTATAGCCCCTTTAAAATACTCTTCTCCTACACTCTTCCTTACCACTGTATCAAAATCGTCTTCATCATCGTCTGCTAGTAACAAGTTATACGCTATCTCCATAGCTCCATATAATGGCAGCCCATGTATTCCTGCAAAGAATAAAGCACTACCATGCACGGCTACAAGTTGTTTAAATGCTAGTACTTTGTCCTCTATGGTATTATCTTTTCGTATCATCTCTCTGGCTGTTTTAAATAGCGTAGTGTACATACGCACACCATATGTTTTGTACATCATGGCTATACGTCCAAACCCCTGTTGAGATATACGAGGAGCAGTTTCTAGCACAGAGCCTCCATTTAGTTCTAAAGACTGCCTTAGAGCTTTCTCTGTAGCCTTGTTTATCTGTTCTTGGCTAGCCTTCGATGCCATATCCGCAAAAGAACTTGTCTTAAAGTCCCCTAACTCTTTACGAAGAGCTAGCTCATACGCGGCTAGTAGGGTCGCTTGTCTGTTATAACGTTCCGCACCTTGAAAGAATATAGCAGAGAACCCTGTGGTCTTGTCTAACAAGTTACCATATGCTTTACCTGTCTCTCCCAGGCCCAGAGAATCTAAAATAAAACTTTTAGTAAGCTGTCCTCGTCTTTCAGCAGCTTGTATTATTGGCGCAAACGCTCCTACAGTCTTCTTCTCGCCAGCTGATAATACTCGTTCTTTACCCAAAGAAGTCTTTATTTTATCTTTCATTACATATTTTTGCGTGTCTTCATCGTACCTATAATATTCATTCATGCTATTAGAGCCGTTAGCCACCATTTTATAAGCTTTAGTAATAGTCTTAAATGTCTTACCCATACCGTACTCAGCTCCTAAAAATGGATACACCACCAAAGGCACTTGTGACAGATTGACAAGAGCCGAAGAAGCATTAAACCCTATCGTATAAACGAATGCAGATTGATTTGCTGACTTTACAACTTTTTCAAAATTTTTAAGGTTAGGCCCCTTTGTTGCAAAATCTATTCTTTTCTCCATCTCTGCACCTATACGAGCTATGGAAGGTCTAAATTTACTTAATTTGGGTTTGCCTTGTGCCTCACTAACTACTTTTTGTATGTCAGATCTTAATTGTCGGAACTCTTTACCTTTTTGTAGTTGAACCACTTGGCGCCCTATAGAAAAACCTTTTGTTTTAAACGCTTCTACAGAACTGCCTATATATCCAGGTGTGCCTTGTCTAGCTACTAAAGATTTAGCAAAAGAACTTTCTGGAAGAACATGCACAAATAGTCTTACTACTTCTTCTTGTAAACGTGCTTTCTCGTCAGGATCTTTAACTTTACCTACAGACTCTAACACTTTACCAACAAACTCTGTAGGAGGAGCGTCGCGGTAGTACTTGTTTTTTATCTGCTCTATTCTATCTCCTTTTACAGAATCAGGATCAATATTAGGGTCTTTTTTTAGGTCAGCTATAAGATCATCTTTTGCTGTGCTAGTGTCTACAAATACAACTACTTTAGTGTCTCCTGTAGGGGTTGGCTCTTTGAGCCTGTAAGTCACACCATATTTACCTTCACGAGTTAGAGGGAAGTATACATCTAACACATCTTTGGCAAATAACTTACTAAATACGTCTTTGTTTACTTTATCTGCTGTTTTCTTATCTGTAGCTTCTAAGACCTGTGTATACAACAGATCTTTTATCTTTTTATATTCTTTTGCGTAATGGTCACGCATAATTCTATATGCATCTTGACCATCTGGACCTAATTCTTGCCAAACTTTTTGTTGTTTATTCCATATCTCCCGTAAGCTGTTTCCGTTATCGTCAAGCTTGTCGTTTCCATCTTTATCTATGTAATCTTTTTCTGTTTTATTGTCGGGGTCTACTTGATATATTGTAGCTCCATATTCGGGACTATATATTACGTCATCTAATTTTGCTTCCAACCCTTTGTTTGCCTTTAATATTTTTCTAACTTTAGAAAGTTTTTCTTTAAATATTCCACCAGCTATCTCTAAATCTCCACGTTGAAACTGCAGGAGATCCATGAGCCTCTTACCTAAACCATCAAAACCTATTCCATCTGCCACATCAGTCACAACAAGAGCGTCAGCAAAACTTGCGAAGAAATCTTTAGCGGTATCAGCTATAGCGCCATCAAACAGAAAGTCTTTTACTTTAGCTATGAACGAACTTTTTTGCCTTGGGTTCATGTAGCTTTTTTGTCTTTGGTTGTTACCTATCGCATCGTCAAAGACGTTTTTAGTGTTTTGCGAGTCCATGTTTGCAAGTAACAACCCTGCATCTCTAAATTCTGGGGCAGGAGCTATTATACCATCAATCATATTACTTATGCTTTTTGCCGTACCAAAAGTAGGCTCTTTCTGCTCAAGATTAAGAAGACCTCTAATAAAATTAGCTATTCTATTACCAAAAGCCCGCAACGCATCTAGTTTAGAACCTTTTAGCCGTATACGTGCTAGCTTTCTTTGAAACTCTGGGTTACTAAAAGTTTCTGCTACAAACTCATCTACATTTTTAGAGCCATACGCGGTGTCTAATTGGTCTTTTATATCGTTAAATATGTTGGTCAATCGTTTAGTAAGTGGGTGTGATTTGTTAGCTATTGTGGCAGATGTAACAGCGTGAGCAGCTTCATGAAATAACACGTGTGGTATCATAAAGCCGTCATCTATAAATATGGTATTTGTAGTGGGGTCAAATGCTCCAGCTACAGATTTACCATTTAGTGTTAGATTATTTAAAACTTCAACTTTTGTAGTCCCTATATTTTCTGCCAACTTAGTCGCTAGTTTTTTTATTGTTGGGTTTGTAGAAGTTTTAGCTAGATTGTCCAGGCCCTCCTTTAGATTACCTTGTGTTAACAAGTCAATGGTTGAGCTATCTAAGTTAACGTCAAGATTTTCAACAGCGTCTTTCTCTAATTCTAGTTCGTCTATTAAATTTCTCTTTAATTGAGGATTATTTAGTTCATCTAGTCCTATCTCCTCATTTTCTTTAGCTGCGTTTACGTCCTCTGTGCTTAGACCCATACGCTTAAGCTCTTCTTTTTTAAACTTTTCTACGTTTTCAGTCTGCGCTTTTTCAATCCCTCTTTGAATAGCAGCTCGTGCCATAGCACGTCTGTCTTTTTTCGAAAGGTTTAATTCTTTTATAAATTTTACTTCTTTGTTCTTATCAATTTTTTTGAGGTCGAAGATCTTTGCTTCTGTTCTCTTTTTAGCGGTTTCATCTTTAGCTATTTCTTTTGCATCGTACATATACTTTAAAGTAGGTAGTATACTGTCAGCCACTTCCTTTATATCTTTTTTAGTGTAAGGTGTTCCATCTTTATCTAACAACTCTCTTGCCTGCCTCACAGCTATCTGTTTTGCAATCTCAAAGTTTTTTGTAACCCTACCTTTGTCATCTGTCGGTACAGTTAAAGGGTCCATTTCCTTTAACTGCTTATCTCTATCTCGCTCCAATTTGTCTATAACACCTTTTGTTCCCTGTATAAGTCCTATATTTAATTTTTTGTCTACAGCCTTCTTTCTTTCTTTTTCTTTTTTCTCTTTGAGGTCTTTTTCCGCTAACTCTTTTTTTGTTTTCTCTGTGATACCTTTGTCTAGATCTAGCTCTCTTTCGTCTATCTCCACTACTTTCTCATTTTTTTTCGGGCTAGGTTTTAAAAGCCCTTCCGTGCTAGCTTTTGGTTCTGCTTCATACTTTTTCTTTCTAGACGCAAACCATGCTTTACCCTCTTCAGATAAGTTTGCGTTCACCCATTCTTCAACTCTTTTACCAGCTGCTATTCCTTGGTTGCCTTTTGCTACGAAGTAAACCCTTCCTGGGTCTAGGTCACTACCAGATGTAGGCTCTCCTCTTACAGCCATAAATGCAGCGTTATCTAGCACACCTTCTACATTAGGATCTTTACTTAATACTTGAGCTACACGAAACAATGGGTTTGGATTACCTTTAATAGTCTTAGATGGTCGAGATTGGACTAAATTAATAATCTTG